CCTTTCTCGATACCGTCCTGTCGGGCACGCCCATCGGGGACGCGCTCATGTATTCCGAGCACGGTCCCTCACTGGCGGACCATCTCGCGGACCATCCCGACGAGCGCGCCCGCATCGAGGGGTTGTCGCCCGCGTCGGCGATTCTTGCGCTCGGGCGCATTGAAGCCAGTTTCAGCACGCCGAGTGCGCCCAAGCCCGCGCCGAAGCCGCCGCCAGCGCCCTATTCGCCGGTCAACGGGAACGGGCCGACATCGGCCACGCCGTCCAGCGAATTGGCGAGCAAGGGCTACGACTTTGACAAGTCCGGCTATCGGGAGAAACGGGCCGCCGAACGGAAAGCGGCACGCGGGCGGTAGTTCGTGCTATAGTTCGCGTCAATTATCCTTCGCCTCGTCGCCCGCGCCTTCCCCGGCCTCGCGGACAGACAGGCACCACGGTTAGCGCCGCAGCCCTCATCAGCCGGGAGGGGCCGCGCCGAGACTAACGGTGCCTGTTTATGGCGAATACGCTGCTCACGAATGACATCGTGACTTTCGAGGCGCTCGATGTCCTCGAAAACACCAACGCCGCGATGAATGAAATCAATTCCGAATATTCGGATGATTTCGAGTTCGGCGGCGCGGTCCTCGGCCAAACTCTCAACATCCGCAAGCCGCCCCGCTACATCGGCCGTCTCGGGCAGGCCGCCGCCATCGAAGCGATCACCGAAACGCAGGTGCCGCTCACGCTGTCGTTTCAGCGCGGCATCGATACGCAGGTCAGTTCCCAGCAACTCACCCTCGACATCGACAACTACCGCAAGCGCATCATTGGTCCGCAGATTGCGCGGCTGTCGAATCTCATCGACCAGGACGTCTGCAACCTCGCGCAGGGCTTGAACAACTTCGTCGGCACGCCTGGGGTGACGCCGACGACGCTGACGACCTACGGGCTGGCGAAGGTGAAGCTCGACAACATGGCCGCGCCGGAAGAGGATCGCGTCAACATCCTGAATCCCGTCGCAGATTTCACCTTGATGGACAACCTGAAAGGGCTGTTCCACAACGGCGCGGAAATCAAGTCGCAATACGATAGCGGGTCGATGAACGGCGGCGGCACACTGGGCGCGAAGTGGCGCAAAGACCAGAACGTCTACGTGCATACAGTCGGCACGCTCGGCGGCACGCCGGTCACGAACGGCGTCCCCGCACAGGGCGCGACGACGATCGTCACGGCGGGTTGGACGGCGACCACGACCGTGCTCAACGCGGGCGACATCATCTCGTTCGTCTCGACGGCGGTGCCGGTCAACGGTGTCAATCCGCAGTCCTACTCCAGCACGGGCGACGCGATGCAGTTCGTCGTGACGGCGACGACGACCGCCGACGGCGCGGGCGCGATGACGATTCCGATTGCGCCGGCCATCTTCGGCCCCGGCTCGCAGTTGCAGAACGTGACGAGCCTGCCGGCGACCTCGACGGCGATCTTTGTCTACAACACGCCCGCGGCGTCGTTGTCGACCATTACCGGCAAGGTGTCTCCGCAGAATCTCATCGTTCAGAAGGACTTCGGGACGCTGGCGATGGTGGATATGCCGCTGCCTGGCGGGACGGACAAGGCGTATCGCGCCTCGTCGCGCAAGTCGGGGAAATCGCTGCGCGTCATTCGCGATTACGTCGCGACGACGGACCAGTGGATTCAGCGTCTGGATGTGCTCTACGGGACAGCCGTGCTTCGTCAGGAGCTCGGGTGCCGCGTCGGAGGGTAGTGAGAGAACGTGCCCGTTAACCTTCTGCATGGGAGACTGTAAATCATGGCGTTGACATCTACGACACTGGCGAGCGCCAAGGCGCTCGGTGACCGGACGATCAAACTGACCTCGGCGACGGGCATTGCGAACAAGATGCTCGTCTATGTCGAAGGCGAGTTTATGCGCGTGACCGACGTGACGCTCACGCCGACGATTCAGGTCGTGCCGGGCTACATGGGCACGGCCGCGATCGGGCACGAGAACGGTGCCCCGGCGTGGTTCGGGCTGACGGGCGATTACCCGCAGACGCCGCTCGGGCCGAGTTTCAATTCGTTGCTGCGCTCGGCGGTCAGCGTCTCGACGCCGGCCGCGGGCTTCGCGACGGATACCACGCTCGTGGGGTCGGCGGTGCCGGCGGGGCCGAGCGGCTTCGTCAACGGCATGCGCTATATCTGCACGTTCGACATGGTGAAAACCGCTGCCGGCACGGCGACGCCGATTATCGTCGTGCGGGTCGGCACCACGGGCACGACGACCGACGCGGCCATTCTCACATTCACGTTTACCGCGGGGACGGCGGCGGCGGATACCGGCACGTTCGTCATCATGGCGCACTTCCGCGTGGCGGGCGCCGCCGCGGTGCTGGCAGGCACGGCGGAAGTCCGGCACGCCTTGGCCGCGACGGGGCTCACGGCCTTGGGCGCATCTGGTCAGGCACAGATTGCCGTTGTGTCGTCCGCGTTCGACGCCACGCCTGGGAATCTCATCATCAGCACGTCGTTCAACGGCGGCGCCAGCTTCGCGGGCACGAATACGCTCGTGGAAGCGGAACTGAAGGGCTTCTAAGATGGGCAGTCCACAGGCGGGCGGCGCGTTTCTTCCCGGCGCGGATATGGACCTGACGGGGCAGGTCCGTGTCGTGCCGACGCAGGCGGCGAATGTGCCTGTGGTGGCGACCGTGAAAGGGGCGTTTAGCCTCGCCACGGTCACGCCGTTTGCGACCGATACGTATCTGGTCGGGTCCAGCATCCCGGCGCCGAGCATGGGCTTCGTCGCGGGGTCACGGTATACCTGCACCTTCGATATGGTCAAGACGGCGGCGGGGACGGCCACGCCGATCGCCGTCGTGCGGATCGGCGCGGCAGGGGCGGTCGGCGATGCCGCGATTCTGACGTTTACCTTGGCGGCCGGCACCGCGGCGGTCGATACGGGGACGTTTGTCATCACCGCGCATTTCCGCACGGTCGGGAGCGGGACAGCGGCGGTGCTCGTCGGGACACTCGAATGCCGACACGCCCTCGCGGCGACTGGGCTGACGTCCACTGGGGCATCGGGTCAAGGGCAAGTGTCGGTCGTGTCGAGCGGCTTCGATTCGACCGTCGCGGGGCTGGTTATCGGCACGTCGTTCAATGGCGGGACGTCCTTCGCAGGGACGTGTTCGCTGGTCGAAGCGGAACTCAGGAGTTACTAACGCTATGGCGATTGACCTGACGTCTCTCACCTCCGACGATATCGCGGCGCTGAAGGCGGCGCTCGGCATGCCCAACGTGGACGCATCGGGACGGTCCCCCGCGCGTCCACGGCAGTTGCACGACTTGACGCTCCTGCCGACGAAGGACGACCCGCGCCCGACGTTTTTCTGGAGCGCGGAGAAGCCGCGCGGGTCGGATACGTGGAAGGTGTCGACGTATCCGCGGCTGATGTGGGAAGCGTCGACCGGACGAGAAATCGCGGTCGCGAATGCCGCGGAACAGGCGACCTACACCGCGCGTGGGTTCGTGCTCTCGGCGCCGGAGAATGCGGAGGCGCCCGATCCGGTCGCCACGATGCAGGCGCAGTTGGCGCAGTTGTCCGACGCAGACCGCAAGCAGATATTCGAGGATGTCGAAACCGCGCGGCTGGCGCGCATCAAAGCGCAGATGGGCGAATTGTCCGACGAGGCGCGCGCCGCGCTGATCGCGGGCTTTGCGGAACAACCTAAGGTCAAGAGGACGGCGTGAGCGTCAGCGAATATCCGAAGTTGCTCTGGTCGCCCGAAGGCGTCGAAATCTGCGTGGGGGATGCGACCGTCGAAGCCGAGAAACTCGCGCTCGGCTACCGGCGGACGGTCGAGGTGCTCTCACCGAGCGTCGTGGACGATCCCGACGGCACGCCTCCGGACGTGGATGTCTATGAGGACGAGCCGACGTTCGGGCCTCCCGGCGACCAGACGCACACCAAGCGATCCAGTAAGAAAAAGTAATGGCCCTGGTTCGCACGATCATTACCGATGCGCTGGTCGAGCTTGGCGTGCTCTCGCCTGGGGTGACGCTGCCGCCGGCGCTCGCGGCCACCGCGCTCACGCGCATTCAGAATATGATCGATGCGTGGAGCGCGAATCGGCTCACGATTTCCACGCAACTCCGCACGACGTTTACCATGCCCTCCGGGGATAGCGAGATTCTCGTCGGGGCTGGGCTTGCGGTGAACATCGCGCCTCCGATGTCCATCAACACGATCGCTTACGTGATTCCAGGATCGAGTCCGGCCGTCGAAGTGCCGATCGGCCAGATGGACGAGGACGCCTTCGCCGCGATCTCCATTAAGGAACTACCGTCCGCGCTCCCGCTGCAATCGTTTTACGAGAATGACGTCACGGGCGTCTCTGGGACGCTGTTCCTGTGGCCGCAGGTGACGCAGAACGTGACGATTGCGATCTACACGCCGCAGTCGGTTGCGATTCCCGCGACGTTGGATACGGACCTGCTCGGACCTTTCGGGTATCAGGACGCGTTCATGTATGGGCTGGCCGAACGGTTGATGACGCCGCTGGCTGTCTCGGCCGACAGCGTGCCGTTGTTGCGCGAGATGGCCTCGCGCGCGTGGACGACGATGACGCGACCGAATATCCATCCAGGCGTGTTGTCGGTCGATGCGGCGCTCGTGCCGAGTGCGGGCGGCTATAACGTGTTAGCGGATTCGTGGACGGGATCGAGGTAACGGTATGGCGTCTCCAGTGCTCGTCAACGGTGTTACGGGCGTGCTCGCCACGCCGATCTTTGTGCGCGGCGAAGACGTCAACATCATCGGGTATCACATCTACAATCCGAGCAACGCGACCGCGTTTGTGCAATTCTTCGACACGCTCCTTGCGCCCACGGTCGGCACGACGGTGCCGATGTGGTCGATTGGGATTCCCACGCTCGTGCATGCGTTCATGTCGTTTCAGCCGGCGGGCCTCTATTTCGGGATTGGCCTGTGGGTCGCAGCGACGACGACGGTTGGCGGCAGCGGTGCGCCTAGCGCGGCGGTCAACGTCAATCTGGCGATGAGTTGATGTGGCCCTGCGTCGATTACCCGGATTCGTCGGCCCTAGCTATACCAGCTTCAGCAAAATAGCCGCGTTCGATCGCAGCGTCAACCTCTACGCCGAGAAGAACGAGAGCGGCACGGGTGTCGCGCCGTATTGGCTGTATCCGACCCCCGGCTATCAGACCTTTGCGGTGATGCCGACGTCGCCGGGGCGGGCGCTGTTCACGCTGAACGGCGGCATCTTCGCAATTGGTGGCTCGGCGCTCTACGAAGTGCCGCCCGTGCAGGGCGGAATCCCGATTCTCCGCGCGCAAGGGCTGAGCAATCCCGATAACGGTGTCGCGCAGATTCTCAGCAACGGCGACGGCGGGCATCAGTTGCTGATTCGCAGTGGCTCGACGCTGTATGTGCTCGATTTGCTGGCGCCGATTTCCGAGGCGACGTTTCTGGACCCGCCATCAACGGAACTGGTCGCGTCTCCGGTCGTCGGCGCGAATCTCACGGTCGGCTACTACGGCTATGTGGTCACGTTTGGCACGGCGACCGGCGAAACCACCGCAGGGCCGCGTCTCATCGCGCAGAATCCCGGCGCGGGCAATCCTGGCGGCGGGGCGTTCAATCTGACCGATATTCCACTCGGGCCTGGTGCCGCGCCCGCGTTGACGACGGCGCGCGGTTTGTATCGCACGGCGGTGCAAACCACGATTGAACTGGCGACGAGCGCGCAACTTAAACTGCTCACGACGCTCAACAACAATACGACGGGCGTGTTTGCGGACACCATCGCGGATGCCAGTCTCGGCGCGAACGTGCCGACCATCAACACGGCGGCGATTACCATCGAAGCGCTGACCGAGATTGACGTGCCGGCGACACAGATCGCGTATCTCAACGGCTACGGTCTTGCGCTCGATGCGAACACGTCCAAGGTGCGCTTCTCGCCCATCTTCAATTTCGCGCCGCCGTGGGACGAAATCGACGTGTTCCAACGCTCCGATGCCGCCGACAAGTGGCAGGCGATGCTCGTCCATCACAAAGAGGTCTGGCTCTTCGGCCTCGAAACGTCCAGCGTCTACTACAACGGCGAAGATCCCGACATCCCGTTCCAGCCGATTCCGTCCGTGTTCATCCCCTACGGCATCGCGGCGCCACTCTCGGCCTGCGTCGTGGACGGGGCGCCGATGTGGATAGGGCAGGGCAAGGACGGCACGGGCGTCGTCTACAGGGCCAACGGCTACACGCCTGTGCGCGTCTCGACGCATGCGGTCGAATGGGCCTTTCGTTCCGTGCCGTCGCTCGCCTACGCGGAAGGCTCGACGTATCAGGAGAACGGACACGTCTTTTACGAACTGACGTTTCCCTCGTCCGGTGAGACGACCGGTTGCACATGGGTCTACGACGCGACGGCCGACCTCTGGCACGAACGCGGCGACTGGGACGGGTTGCAGTTCATCGAAGAGGATTCGCGGGACCATCGGCAAGTCGGCGGCGTGCAGTTGACGCTCTCGCGCACGTCCGGCGTGATTTACACGCGTTCGGTGTTGTATGCGACCGGCCCGGACGGCGTAACCGGACTGGTCCGGCTCCGGCGCATGCCGCATCTCAATCAGGCGCAGGCGCGGATTCGCTATTCGCACTTCCGGCTGCTCATGGAGACAGGCCTCGGACTCGTCACGGGGCAAGGCGACGATCCGAGCATTACGCTGTCATGGTCCGACGATGGCGGGCAGACGTTTGGCGCGTCGTATACCGTCTCGGCGGGGCCGATCGGGGCGTATGCCACGCTGGTGGATTGGTGGCAGCTTGGGCAGGGGCGGGACCGCATCTTTCAAGTCGTCGTGTCGGACCCGATCAGTTGGCGCTGGGTGGATTGCTTCATTGACGAGAGCGTAGGGCCGTCCTAGATGGCCTACACCTGGGCGGAAGTTGCCGTCCCGACATCGGCCGGCGCGGACCTGCGAGACTTCGTGTGGGACAGCGGGCACGCCGTGCTGGTCGCGGTCGGTGGGAGTGGGCTGGTCTACACGACGCCGGACGCCGCGACGTGGACACAGCAAACGGCGTCGGCGGCGAACAGTTGGCGCGGGGTCGCCTATGCGCCCACACTCGCCGCGTCGGGCCGCCTCTGCGCGGTGGCGTCCTCTGGGACCGATCGCGTGATGACCTCGGATGACGGGGGCGTGACGTGGACGGCGCGCACGGCGGCGGCGGCGAATAGCTGGCAGACCGTGAAGTGGGTGCCGTGGCTCAATAGCGGCAGCGGGTGGTTTGTTGCGCTCTCCAGCACGGGCGCGGCCGACGGATCCACGTCTGGGATGACCTCGCCGGACGGCATTACGTGGACGATTCGCGCGACGATTAATCCGCGGCAAGCGTGGTGCGGGCTCGCGGATAACGGGTCGGTGCTCGTTGCTGTCTCCAGCACATCGGCGACGGTCGCGACGGGCGGCGTCGTGATGACCTCCACGACCGCGACGGCGTGGACGCAGCGCGCGACGCCCGCGAATACGAACGGGGTCAGCGGCGCGTCGAGTGGCAGCAGCGTCGTCGTGTGGGCCTCAGCCTCGGCGCTGTTCGCGTTTTCCTCGAAGGACGATACCGGCACGGCCGACCGGCACGTGACGACCTCGCCGGACGGCACGACGTGGACGCAGCGCGTGCTGCCCGATCCGACCGATGCGAATGGCGGGATTCTCGGCGTGCCGACGTCTGGCCTCGTGCAGTTCCGCCAAGGGTCTGGCACCGATCAAGTCAACGTGTCGCTCGATGCGGTGACGTGGACGACGGAGGATACCGGCTTTAATCGCTCGTTCGACTGTGCGGGCCAGATCGACAGCCTCGGCGTGGTCGTTGCGTGGTGTCAGACGAGTAACACGGTCATGCTGGTCGGGACCGCGCCGGTCATCGTGCCTGTGGTTACGTCTGTGACGCCGGCTACGGGGTCAGTCAACGGCGGTCAAGCGGTGACGATTCGAGGGCTCGGGTTTGCGAATGCGACCGGCGTCACGATTGGCGGGGTCGCCGTGGCGTCGTTTGTCATTGTGAACGATACGACCATTACGGCCGTGACGGGGTTGCATGCGTCCGGTGTGGTCGATGTCGCGGTGCTCGGCGTGGCCGTCGGCACGGCGCTCTACACCTACGTCATTCCGCGGCCGTTGCTGCCGCCGCTGCCGTCGCGCACACCGATTTTCCAGGGGCGTAGCCGTGGCTGATGATGCCGCGCCGCTGATGCACGTCGATTGGTTGCGATGGTTTGAGACGCTGAAGGCGCGTGTCGAAGCGTTGCAGGGCGGCCCGGTGCCCGCCGAAACCATCATCGGCGTCCTCGCGCCTGCGAACATTCCGCAACTCCCGTTTACGCGCATCGACCTGACGACGGCGCCGCGTCTGCTCGGGCGCACGACATCCGGCGCCGGTCCTGCTGAGGAAATACGCGTCGCGCCTGGGCTGGTGCTGACGAACGGCATCCTCAG